TTTGGAATAACAAAGTTTATTTCTGTGTCTGGCATTTTGATGTCTTTAGTAGACGTAGTGAGGTATTCACTGTCAGTAAAGAAATACTTAACTTCAGATAAACCTGATTGGTCTTTAATAAGTACATGAGTGTCCTCAAAAGACATTGCTGGTTTATCTACAAGTCCAATAACATTTAAAAACTCGTTAAGATCGTACACGCCAAACTTCTGTGGGAAGTTTATATCGAGTACAGCTTTACCAAAAACATTCTTACCCTCAGAAAGAGTTCTAATAACATTTCCAGATTCAACCACTATGTTTGGATTGATAGTCGCAAAGTTCTTTAAGACTTGCAACGCATTTTCATTTAGTTCCATAATTAACCTTTCAATTTATATTGTTTGAATAGTAACACATTAAAACGTGTTTGTAAACACCTAATATTACTTTATATTGCTAAAGTTTTTATCTTTAAAAAACTCTAATTTCTTTTCAAATTTACTCTCAAGCATATCACCTTTATGTGATATAACAAATACATTTGTATCAGAAGTCAAAGTCTCGATTATCTTCATAAGATTATCGACACCTTCATAGTCTAAAGAAGAATCAAATGTCTCATCTAATATCAAAAGATTAGTTGAGACAGAATTTTTCATTTTTGCAACTTGTCTCCATGTAAATAATAGAGCCAAATCTATACGTTGTTTCTCACCTTCGGAAAATGAAGCATAAGAGAAACTATCTCTGTGCCTTGATTTGATCGTTTCAGAAAACGATTCGTCTAATTCAAAATGCACAAAAAATTCTAAAGTTTGTAAATAATTATTCACAAGTTTATTAATAACTGGTATATACTGTTTAATGATCTTAGTCTTAATGCCGGTATCTTTTAACATTTCTGTAATAGCTATATTATACTGAAACTGTTCATTAGATTCTAACCTAGTCTCTATAAGAGCATTTTTTTCTGTCACATAAGATTCAAGATCGTCTTTTGCGACACTGATGTCACTACTCGTATCTGTTAGGTTATCTATTTCGTCACTTAACACTTTAATCTGTAGTTCAATACGAGACATTGCAGATTGATTAGAGTTCATCTGTGTTTGAAAGTTGCGTATCTCTTGCATCTTATGTTCAGTCGCTTCTAATTCTTTCTGTGTAGCGTCCAACTTTACCTCAATATCGGTCAATGCTTTGCTTAATTCTTTTGCTTTAGACTTAGCATCATTCAACTTTTGAGATTTCACATGTTCGTCTATATCTTGACTGCATGTAGGGCAAGTGGAATTGTCTTCAAAAAACTTAGCATCTTTTACAACTGTACGAACGTCTTTAGTAAACTGACTTTGATAGCCTAATAGTTTTGATTTAGTAGATTGCATACTATCAATAGTAGTAGGAATAGAAGATCCAGCTTCTATTAATCTCAACAACTCGTCATTATCTTTTAAAATGCCAGTAATATCTTTACGCATTTCAATAATGTTTGTTTGTTTTTGATCTTTTAAGTCTTTGTTAATTCTGTTGACATCAGAGATATACTTCTTTTGTACTTCTATTTTATTTTTCTGTATGTCTATCTTATAGTCTATTTCACGAATAGTACCTTTTAGAATAGAATTTTTTTCCTTTATCAACGAGTTCATCTTAGAGAACACACCTATATCTAATAGGTCTTCAATAACATCTCTGCGATGTTGTGCTGACAACTGCATGAACGGAACGAATGAAGAAGATCCTAGCACGACAATTTGATGAAAGCTTTTATGATTGAGTTTCAAGATGTTTTGTTCTAATATCTTTTGGTACTGATTTGCATGTGACTCTTGGTTTAGCATCTCACCATTCTTGTAGATTGCAAAGACTGTAGGTTTAATTCCACGTACAATTTTAAACTCTGACCCAGACGCTTCAAATACAACTTCAACGGAACAGTCTTTATTATTAATAGAGTTGACTAGCTGTGGTTTATTAATATTACGATGAGCCTTACCAAACAACGCGAATGATAAAGCGTCAAGTAATGTAGACTTTCCAGCACCATTGTGACCTACGATTAACGTAGTATTAAATGATTGGAAATCTATCTCAGTAAAAGCATTACCTGTAGATAAAAAATTCTTCCACTTTAATGTTTTAAATAAAATCAATTCAAATAACTTTCATAATATTAAAAATAGTATAACAAATTTTCAGACTATTGTAAACAGTTAATTACACTATTTCAAAAGTTTGCGCTTCTTGTAACAGTTCTGACATTTGCTTTTTGATACGATCACGATCCAATTCAGTATCTACTGCATCTACATATGTATTCAATAGACTAGAAGTGTCTTCTAAAAGTACGTCCTCATCTACAACACTTTCCCCTACAAATTCTACAAAGCTTTCTGCGATCTTTAATTCGTGTATGTTTCTGCTTTGTATATCGTCTACAAATTTATCAAACGCTTTTATATCTTTCTTATTAACTACATTAATCTTTACAAACTTATTATCTACTTTAGAAAGGTCAAAGTCTGTCATATTTTTGTTTATATCGTCATAACTTATACGCTCAAACAATGTATAGGGATTATGAACTGGCACAATTTGTTCAGTAGAAGTATCAAATACATGAAAGTATTTTTTATCATGTGCATCATTCCAGAAGAACTCCATTTGAGAACCTAAGTAATGTATATTATTTTTAGAAGACTTAGTATGAAAGTGACCTGAGTAAACACTGTCAAATCTATCAAAGACAGAAGAATTCATACCATGAACGCTTTCAACACCTTTTGCCATTTCGTATCCGATGATGTCAAAGTGACCGCCCACATATCTAGCTGGTGTATCACGAATAAACTTCATTGACTCTTCCTCATTCTCTGAGTTTATCCAAGGGACTAAAGCAATCTCAAGGCCATCATATTTCATAGTAGTAGGCTTATGAATAATAGTAACTACATCCATATAATGACCTAAGAGTTCTTTTAAAGAGTTTAGATTATTTGTATTCTTGTAATAAACGTCATGGTTGCCTACAATAATATCCATAGTCATATTATGTAATCGCAACTTATTAAGAAAATGATGACGATTTCTATTCAATGATTTAAAGTTTATAAACTTTCTATTGTCATAATAATCACCAAGATGTATGATGTGCTTTATGTCGTGTTCAATGCAATAAGGAAAGAATACTTTCTCATAGAAGGTTTCTGCATTATCCAATAGTATATTAGAGCTATTACGACTACCACAGTGCGTATCATTCAGTAAAGCTATTTTCATAATATAAAGTCCTAATGTTATTTAAATGATATACTCGTCGTTTTCGTTTTCCCAGATACCAATTGCATTACGTAATCCTATGGCTAACCAGTCATAACCACTTTGATCTAATAGTTTTTCCCATTCGGCAATCACTTCATCAATCTGTTCACGAGACATCGTGTCAACTTCTTCGACACCAAAATGTTCTGTCACCAAACCAATAGCCCAATCGGTCATTTCACCTTCTAACCAATCTAGTATTTTATGAGGTTTATGTACTGTAAATTCATTCATAATATATTCCTTTTAGTTCGATATTTTAATCTATGGTATGCAAGGAGAGTTCTCAACGTCAGATATTGTAGTACGTTTAATATCCTTTGGTATAACTCCGCCCTCTCTCGCTAACGGCAAACTCGTGCCGGAATACTTTCATCGAGCCTTTTATTGTGACTGCTACATCACTTCTCATCATATGGGATTTGCTGACCCATACTATCTGATGCTACCCAGAACGTCTTATTCGTGTTCTCCACCTTCACCACGCATTGTATAAAATATCTGCGGTTTACGTTTAGCGGCTTCGAACACCGATACTGTTATAAAGATTCCACACAATAGCAATGCGTGAAATAGAATATTGATACCCAAGTACATCCATGCACCTGTCATTGCCGTAAATACGATACACCACATCCATGCAAGTATCTGCATAACGAGATGACGTACTCTTAAATCTTTAATATTACCTAGTGGATTTTTTTCGTGATCCATTATCACATTCCACCAGTCCATAATAAAACTTGTCATATTTCCTCCTATTTAATATAAAATTTCTTATATACTACGATTCGTTTAGTGTCAAGTAAAAGATTGTTTAATCAAGAAAATCTGACAAATCTGAATCAACTTTAAATTGATACTTCTTACGAACCTTTTCACGCTTGGCAAATTGTTTAATTTCAACGTCTTTTTCTTTTACTGCATCAATACGGCTCTTTAATGTGTCAATAAACCCTTGCACAACTTGCCTAGAATCTGCATCCATTTGACCTGATACTACATAGTCTTCCATACCAGATTGCGACAGATACTTCAACTTAGTATCTTGCTGTTTCTTTTCTTTAGCAATGCGTCTTAGAAATGCGTACCAAGCTATTTGTGTAAAGTACCCAAAAGCATTTGGTTTACCAGTGCGTGTCGCCGCCTCAATGTTATAGTTCTGAATTGCTCTTAGACAATTCTCTACTGCATCCATAACCATTTCTTCACGATATGTATAACCAATAAAATTTGACTTATGAGATAAACCTTCTGCGATTTTTAAAAAGCAGTCAGCAATATAATCATAGACAATGGGTAAAGGTTTTTTATTAGCCTGTGCTTCTTGCAATACAGTACAATACTCTACTACTGCATTCGAAAAGTCTTTATTGTTGACGTAATGTATATTTTCTTTTGTTCGTCTAGCCATAATAATTCCTAATGTTCTTTCAATTATAGTCTATTAATAATAAATTGTAAACCCTTAAATTAATTTTCTCGCCTAATTTAGCTATTGACACATTGTTAAAATGTGTATATAATAAAGAAGTAGTTTATTGAAGGGTAGTATATACCTAGTGTATTATCTTTCCTGGAAAGGATAAAATGTTGTCGGCATCTTTTTCTTCAGTAAATTCTTCATCTTCTTGTATGCGCTGCAACAATTCTTCTTCAGTTAATTGTTTTGCCTCGATTGCATTATAGTAGTGTTTGAGAAGTTCTTTTGTAGGAGTGGCTTCT